TAAGGATAGGATTAATATATGGAATCGATACAGTTTCACTGCCCCACGTAAGGATACGTTCATTTGTATCACAAAACTCCATAAACTTTAACTCCCAAGATGATCTAAAGATAATCTGGGAAGAGTCGCCGTCATACTTATCAGGCTTTTGAGGAGTAAAATAACCTTGCTGATATCCGGTTGTTCGTGTTGGCTTAACACTCTTGATGTCCATCTTAGTTTTCTAAATGGTCGTCGATAAATTGATCTGCTTCTTCTGGACCAAGTTTACCTAGTTCCACTAATTTTACGATCAATGCAGCAACTGCTAGTTTTTCTGGAACGGCCTCCTCAGACATTTCAATTTCATTCTTTTCAAAAGAAGCTGCAAGATCGTTAAATGCTGCTTCTGCAGCTGACTCTACTTCCTCTTCAGATCCGACTAGTTCAACTAGAGCATCTAGGATGTCGTCATTAATATTTAATTCTTCAGATGGCTCTGCTCCCATTTTATATGAAGCTGGAGAACTACTGTATTCCAAAAGAGACATGATCTTATTGTTCATTATTGTTCAATATTTTTATTATTTATTAAACAAGTAATAAGTCGAAGGCTGAATCGGAAAAGTATTTGTCCAGAGTCTCATTAAATTCATCAAAAGTAAGAGCTGGCTGTTGATTTAGCATAAATCTAAAGAGATCATTAACGTCTTTGACCTTAGTAGTGATCTCTCTAGTTAAAGCCGGGTAAGTTTTTCTTAAATCAGTAATTAGTAAATTCCATAAGAACACTGAGTAACCTTTCATTAGCAATTCAATTGATGCTTCCTTACCGGCTTTATCATTATCAAAAAAGATTCGAGATTTTTCTTTCGTAACTAAGCTGGCCAGTAACTGCTTACTTTTTGTAACTCCAGTAGTGGCAATACAGTTTCGGACAAACATTGAATCAATTTGGCCCTCAGTAATAGTGATCTTTTGGGTAAAATTTATGTTTAGAATATTAAAATAATTGTTTAGTGAGTTAACTTGAGTGATAAAATCTTCATCTAGGTCTGGAACAAGTCCATTCTTCTTAAATTCAGTATAGTTCTTAATATCGTATTTTGGACCTGGATAATCATCGTTAATACGACGTAATGCAAAGCCAATAACTTTTCCTGATTTAATGTCAAGGTTAAAAATATACACCTTGTCTTGTCGAGAATCATAATAACAGCTCTGTTCAAATACTGGAAGTTTATTAATTTTTCGTTTTTCAATAAATATTCCAATCGGGCTGTCGGCTTCTGCATCTTTACATGGAATAAGAGAAAAACGATCAACTACCTCACTAAATACAAGCAGTTGCTTACCTACTTCTCGGTTAATTAAGAATTCAATTAGGAAACCTTTCTTCTTGATCGAAGTTGCAGGTTTATACTCTACTTTCTTCTTCTCTACTCCAGGAACACCTAGTGTATATTTAAGAGCAAACTTTGAGATAAACTTTTCAAGAGGAACCCAAGTAGAACAACCATCGTTGTAGCATTTATAAGTTTGCGTACTCAGGTAAAGGTGGCCCCTCTTCTTATTTGGATCAGTTAGTGAGTCACCACAATATGGGCAGGCAAAATTAAGCTTATCCTCGTCAGTATCATTTATTTTTTGTCGAAGATGCTCTCCTGGAAATCTCTTCTTAAGAACATCTTCGACAAATTTAACAACTGTGTAACTCACGTCTAATTTAAACATATTTTTATTCTACTTCTTCCTCTTCAACTTCTGCAACTGGTACTTCTTTCTTCTTTGCAAGTCGCTTGAGATATTTTTCAAGTTCAAACTTCGGAACGATTATTGAATTTAGACCATATGTAGTTATTAATGATAGATACTCAGCAAAATTGCTTTCTGGAATATCTGCATCAGGGTTACCGATAATCTTCCAAAACTTTTCTGGAACTTCTATTGATGCTAGTGACTCTTGGTCAACTACATAAAGAGGATATATCTGATCGTCAGTTAATGGTTTTTTACTCTTTATTGTTATTACATCGATACTACGTTTTAGATGTATATCAATTACGCCAACTTTCATGGCAGCAAGTAACTTATTTACAGGTTCAATAATTAATATAAAAAACTGATGGTTCATGTCGATCGGTACTACAAGCTCTGCTGGAAAACTTGCAGGCGAGTAGGCAAATATATCAAAATTATGTTCATTTGGTGCACAGTGATAAAATTTGATCTTGTCCTTTTCTCTGAGTGGAGCATACTTTACATTTAAACCAGTCTTAATAAGAAGATGATTATAATATGCAGCAGATCTTGCAAATATCGATATTCCTTTTCTTAAAGAACAGGTTTCAATATTATCAATATACTTATCGAATACTGTAATTTTAAAGTTTAGAGCAACATCATCTATTGATAGGCCATTAAATTCTTCTTTTAATTCCTTTAGTTTAGGAAGAATATCACGTTCAAGATCTAGAGTCTTTCCTATCTCCATGATATATTCAGTAAGAGCAACAAGTTTTTTTCTTGCCCAGATTGGATATGAGCCTTTAATTGAATCTAATCCCTTTATGACTAAGTATCTCTTTTCATGAGTCATTAGTTCCATTGCTGGATTTGGGTCATATGATACTTTAATCGCATAATTCTTCTTCTTTAGCCAAATACCGTATTCTGATAAGTTTTCAAGCTTAAATTTAAGACGATTTTTAGTATTAAAGATTCGCCCATACTTTTCAAAGCAGATATCAAAATATTTAGAAAGACGATTATTGTCTATCACGACACATAGCTTTAAAGCTTCTTCTCTAGTAAAGGTAGCACCCTCAATTGAATGGATCGCAGATTCAAATTGAACATAAATTGAGTCCGTGTCTGTATAAATTGCCGCTTCTTCTGTAATTTGATTTATTTTATACTTATCAATACCTAGGAGTTGGTGTAGCTCAGTATCGAGATGCCAACGATCCATAAAGTAGTGGTTTACTGCCTTAATACTAAATTTGATAAGATCTTGGCCCTGTAAAGTGATGGATTGAGCTATGTCTGGATTATAAAAATAGAACCATTTGTTTCCAAAAGCTCCATATATCGAATTGATTAAGATTTTAATAGCGTTTTGTTTGAGGTCTAATTTCTTTATCTGTCTCGATTTATCTTCCATACTTTATAATACTAATAGAACGCGCAGAGTTTAAGAAAAAATAAATAAAAATACACAAATTTGTCAATTAACGTTTTTATTAGCGATAGTTACTGGAATAAGATAGGTATATGAATATTCAAAAAGCAGGCCTGGAAAAGACGTCAGTTTATGTTAAAGCGATTATAAATAATATAAATATCTATCAATATCTATGCACCAGCTAAAACACATTAATTCATATAGTAATTTTGTTATAGAACAAAAGATGGGGCCTAGGCCAGCTGAAGTAATGCACAGAGCGCAGTTTACCTCTGACTTTAGATATTGTCTTATTGAAGGTAGACTCTACTCTACTGAAACTGGAGAAGTAATTTCATTAAACGAAGAGTGGACTCTTAGTGATACTCTACATGCCGGAGCAGACTTGTTATCAGCAGGGTTAGACATTGCTTTTCCTGGATCAGGTGCAATCGTTGACACTCTAAATACGATCAGTTACATCATTGAAGCACAGTTTCAAGATTCTGAAGAAAAAAAGAACAATCTTTATTTGATGGCAGCAATCACTTTCGCATTCGTTGCTATTCCTGGACCTATTCAAGCAGTAGCAATTACTTTAAAAAATGCAGTAAAATCTGGAGGTAAGATTGTTGGTAAAGCTGCACTTGGCGCTTTAAAAATAGTAGGATCGATGTTAGACACGCTATTGCTTAAGTTACCAAGCGCAGTTTCAAAAGCATTAGCCTCTCCACTAGCTTCTAAAGTAGTGGGTAAGTGGGGTACAAAAATTTCTGGCTTTATTTCTAAGTTTACAAGTAAAGTCAAGCCGTTATTTGAAAAATTAATGGCGACTTCAAGTAAAGAAGCAGAAAAGACTGCGGCTAAAGCAGGTGAAAAAGCAACAGTAAAAGCTGGTACAAAACTAGGATTAACTGCAATTACAACTTCTGCAAAAGCAGCTATTACTAAATTTGCTAGTAAAATGCCACAAATATCTATTTCGAAACTGCCGATGGCTTTTAAAAAGTTTGGCCTTTCTCCAGGATTACAGTATCGTTATCTTTCAGCTAGCGGTAAAAATGCAGGTAAAGTTACGACTGTTATATTTAAAGGCACGACAGCTGATGGTAAAGCAATTGCAAAATTTGCAAACGGCGGCACGCTTACTGTACCTGCTGAAACTTTCCTTCGTAACAGCATAATCGAACCATGGTTTAGGAAAGGAGCTGGTGTAATGGTACCTATTTTTGTAAAAAGACTAGCTGATTCATTGCTAAATGACGGTAGCAGTATCGATTATACTAAGCTTGAAAGCATGGCAGACCTAGATCCAGCGACCGCGTCTGCCGCCTCACTTGCATACTTAGAACAAGAAGTTGCAAGTTATGAAGGGGAGACTAATAATTATACTGTAAATTCCAATGTAACTATTTTCCAACAAGCATTGACTGCTCTTGGCTTTCCAACTAAACCAGATGGTAAATTTGGTCCTCTTACACAAGCTGCAGTCACTAAATATCAAGATCAAGTATTAAGCAAAACGACTGATAGTAAAAGCAAAGATGCAATAACCGCAAGTAGAGGTAAACTAAATCGCTTGACTGCTGGGTTGTTGTACAAAGATATTGCAGCAAAAATAAATGCCGGAGCTCCAGATGCTGCAACTCTCACGCCAATTAGCCAATCTTTGCAGACAATAGTTAATAAACCGGAACAAGCGTAACTCTCTTTATAAAAGAAATGGGCTAGCCTTAATATGTTCAGGCAGTCTGGCGGATAAATAATAAGAAAGAGGTTTTATATGGGTGAACTGTCATCAGATAAAACTTCAGAGTTATACAAGGTTCTACCTTTCATGGAAGCATTTCCATTCGAGGAATACGAGATAACGCTGGAAAAGGAAGGTACAGACGCGTCAGATTTGGGAATAGATCCAATTATTATTAATGCCTTGGGAACTTTTGGAACCGACCAAAAGGTCAATTTTTTCTATATGGAAGGAGAATATAAGATCCAGGTCAGTTTTTTTCAAGACGATGTTGCTTTTATTTCTGAAATATCAAATAGGATCAAAAAATTAGATTCTGTACACGACGACCTAGATATTGCAATCCAGTGTGGCGATATTGAAGTAAAGCTTGCACAAGCAAAAAAGAGCAAAAAATTTAGCCAATCACTAGGCTCAGGAAGTGTTTTTGAATTACCTTTCGAAGATATATTAGACGATCTATTGAAACTTTACGAAGCCCACATAACGTCTGAACAAAAACTAGGTTTACAAAAGCTTAATTTAACTAAGATAATGAGCAAGGCATTAAGCCTAAATGAAGTCAATATGATTCGAGCATACCTCAATTTTAAATTAAACTATGCAAAGATTCTGTTAGGAATCGTAATTGCCGCTAAAATATACTAATTATGTCAGTAAAGAAGAAAAGATTATCAACGGAAGATTCAGAAGAGATTGAAAACTGGGATCGCGATCGCACTGCTTTTAATTCAAGTAAAGCATTAACTGGAAAAATAGAGATCAAGTGTAGATCGAAGGCACAGAAAGAAGTTGTGGATGCGATTGAAAAAAAGGTCATCACAATCATAACTGGTCCTCCGGGAACTGGAAAAACCTATCTCTCTTGTGCAAGAGCAGTAAAATTTATTAAAGATGAAGCTCTAACATATAGAAAGATCGTCTTAATCAAATCAGTGAATGTACCAAAGGACGAGGAGATTGGGTTCTTAAAGGGAACACTTGAAGAAAAAATGGAGATGTACATGTATCCATTTATCTCAAACTTTCATAAGGTTGTTGGAAAAGCAACAACAGAATACCTACAGAGTCACGGTATTATAGAAATCCTACCAATAAAATTTGCATTGGGCGTAACATTAGACGATTCTATTATTATTGTCGATGAAGCTCAACAGATTTCAAAGGATAACTTGCGTACCTTGATTACTCGAATTGGTAACAATGCAAAAATGATTTTCCTAGGCGATATTAAGCAAAAATCAGTTAATAAGAGAGAGAAAAGTGCTCTTGAAATATTAAAAGAACACTTTACTGAAATTGATGAAATTGGAATAGTTGAATTAGGCAAGGAAGATATCGTTCGCCATCCGATCATTAAAAAGATAGAGGATATTTTCGATAGGATTGAAGAATCTGAAGGATTAAACGGTAAATCTTCACAAAATAAATAAATAAGCAATATGAAGAATTTTATTTTAAACTTTGGAAAATTTAATCGGGTTTCTTCAATAACCGAGATGGCAATAGTTCCTCGTGAAGAAAAACCTCATCGAAAAATAGAAATCGATTTATCTGGACCAGAAGGTAACGCTTACTATCTTATAGGATTAGCAAAAAATCTCTATAAACAAAAGTATCCTGAGAGAACAAGAAGCGGGAACATATCAAGAGGAGCTGCTCGAAAATTTGGAGAAGATTTGCCAAGTGCAGCAGATCTTTTTGCTGCAGAACTAATGAGCAACGATTACGAACATTTATTACAAGTGTTCGATGAAGAGTTTGGAGACTGGGTCATTCTTTATCGATAACCGGCGTACTTAAATCTACCTTATTTCTAGTTATCTCAAAACACTGGTCTATATAGATCTCTTCTCGCTTTGCTCCGTGTTTTACCATGTAGCCATCGAGCTGATCTACTAGATCCCATATCACAACTTTAATCTTTTCAGCCAGCTTTCGCATACCGCGTCCAATCGATTGGCGAATAGTAATTTCAGCTTTGGTCGATTCAGCAAAGATAATGTGGTGCACGTTCTTGAGATCGATTCCTGTTGAAAAAGTGCCAAAAGATGCAACTATTATTACATCATTGCTGGACTCCATCATGTCTTTAAATTCGTCACGGTTTTCAGACTCTACTTCTCCGTCTATATAGAAAGTGTTTTCGTTCCACTCTAACAGTTTTTGTTGAATCTTTTTACCGTATCCGTTTTTAACGTCTGAAAAAAGAATTAGCGTATTTTTACCTAACTTTTTAACAAGGTTACTAATGAAATCGATACGCTCCTTGTTTTCAAAAATAAAGCCTCTCTCAATCGAAAGCATGTCTCTACCGTAATCTTTTGGATTCCTGTACATCTGCTTACCTTCTGCTTTAAGTGCCCAATATTTTTGTAAGTATGGATCTTGTCGATTATAGCTAAGTTCGACTATTTTTATCTTAACGTTTGGTGAATATCCATGGTCGATCAGGTGCTTTGCTGAAAGAACCATAACTAGAGGGCCAACGTTTTCTTGCATTTTATAAAAATCAGAAAAAGATTCTTCTATCTTAACGGTTCCGGATAGACCTAGCTTATAAATGCAATTTGTGCATGATTTTAAGATAGTTTGGATTACGTTACCCCTACTCTTGTGGGTTTCATCGACACACACTGTACTAAACCTAGTAAATATTTGCGGATCTAGGTTTTGTAAGCTTTGATAAGTTGAGATAACTATTTCGCTTTCATCGAATCTGTTTTGGGTAAACTTGTCGCTGCCTCCAATGGTGGATATTTTCCATGGAGTACGACCTACTGAATATAACTTAAATTTTTCAGCAGTCTGTCCAACTAGCGTGATGCTAGGTACGATAATCAAAGACTTAGTATTAACGCTAATCTTCTTTGCATCTCTTAAAAAAGAAGCGTAGATATAAAAAATGAGAGTTTTACCTGCAGATGTAGCTAGTTCTTGTGTACAAAACTTGTACTGTATAGCTCGAAATGCTCCTTCTAACTGATAATCTCGAGGCACAATCGATATGCCCTTTTCGTCGACGATTCCATCGAGCAATCTTTCTACATACTTTTCGTATTTTTCTCGGTCTAATCCAAGACTTAACATTGAATCGATACCTTCAATTTCAATGTCGTAACCGTAGGCTTCAGCAAAGTTATAGACTTCTTTCCATAATCCTATGCTAATCTCGCCTTCTTTGGTAATAAATGAATCATACCCGTCCCAAATACCACGATCAACTAACACGTTGAATGCAGCTTTCTTTGATTTCTTTTTGAAGAATGTAAAAAGATCTCTTCTTTCAGAATTGAGAGAAAAATCAATTAACTTAACGTTCTTTAAATCATCTGTGATCTTAAACTGTAGCACCTTTTCATTATTTTATAGACCTAATGTCTTCTCGATATCTAGACGGGTCTTAATACCGAAAATAATATTGTCTATTGTCTTAATAGACTCAGTAAAGAAAGAGACCTGGTTTTCAAATATCTCTAGAAATTCTTTAGTTGCTGCAGTACGACCGTCTATAATTACTGTCTTTTCAGTAGACTGATATCGCATCTGCATGTTTCTGGAGATATTATCCATTTCGACAGATTTTTCTTCTCTAAACTTTTTTCGAAGAACAGTAATATGTTCAAGCAAAGTATGGTTATCTTCCAACAAGCGCTGTCTTAATGAAAGCATGTTAACCTGTGCCTCCTTTAGAGTCTTTAGATTTGAAAGTTTTTCAATGCTTTCATAAATTTCCTTTGAAACGTCTTCTCGACGCTTTTGAAACTTTGAAATAATGTTTGATTTCTTATCGGTCGGTTGCTCGCTCATTTTTGCCAATTTAACTTATTATACTAAAAAAAGTGAGAAAGTTTAACCTTCGAATGCTAAGAAACGATAGTATGTCGACCCCATCTTAAAGTGGTCTTCGATTGAAAATTCATCAGCACTGAGACCAGAGATGATTTCGTTACCAAATTCGCTAGAAGTTCCATCTTGAGCATACAGATTAGCATATTCTGAATTTGATTTACCGATGATTAGTTGTTTGATATCGAAATCCTCGTATAATTGACGAACCTTAGTGCTAAAGTCTATTTCTCGATCCAGAGTAAAAAAGACAGATGGATATTTCATAAGATTTCCATCTTTTAATAAAAATGCAGTCTGCTTAATATAATCATATTGACTTAGATCTGCTTGCAAAGCTTCTAGATAGCTAGACTTTGTTCGAAAGACAATAATTACAAAGGGCCGTTTCATCTGAATAGCGTCCCGAATGTCAGTCCAAGTGTGTTGGGTTTCAGATATTTGAGCCTTTATATCCTTTTCAAAATCTTCAAATAACTTAATGAATTTTCTCACTATCTAGATCAAAACTTTTTATTATTTATCAATAAAAGATAAGTATATGAGCATAATAAAAACTTTACAGATATTCGATTTTGACGAAACGATCGTTAGAGCTCCAGGATATACTAGTAAAAAACAAGTAGAATCCAAGGAGTTGCAGTTTAACCAACCATATGAGTTCTACGACCATCCAAAATCACTATGCGAAGATACTCATAATATTCAACTTATCTCCCCAGTATACGATGCTTGGAAAAATGGCTCGGAAGATAGTACTGTATACTCAGTATTGATCACGCACAGAGTCCAAAGTCTTTCTGAGAAAGTGACATCGATCTTAAATGACCGTGGCGTCAAGTTGGATAAAATGTTCTTTTTGGGTAGAACTAAAAGGAAAATTGATATTGCTGAAGAATTAGTAAAATCCTTGCCTTCAGTAGTATCGATTGAAATCTATGAGGACTCGATCCAACAGATATTCGCGTATCAAACATTCTTCGCTAGGTTAAATACAGAAAGAGTGTGGAAAGAAGGAAAAAATGAAATTGAGATCAAGATCTATATTGTAGACAAATCCAAGACGTATCGCATCGAAAACATACTTCTAACTGAAGAAAAACGAATTAAACTAATATGATTATCTTTATTGAAGGTCCGCGCCACGTTGGAAAAACTCACTTAATTAATTCATTTTTTGCTCAAAACAAGAACCCAGATATCATCTACTATAAGTTTCAATTTGCAAAATACATTGAAGAGTTGGGTTTTAGAGATCATGAAGCTGGTCCAGGCGTGCACTATTTTAGCATAGCAAACGTTCTCACCATCTTAGAATTAAATCGAACTCTGCTTAAAGACAAGATCATGATTTTTGATCGATCTATTTTTTCAGCATATGTGTGGTCGATATACAGAAAAAGAATGCCAAAAGCCAGATTGCTGTCAGAATTTAGTAAGATTCTAAACGGTGAACTTTATCAGGAGTGTACAGTCTTATACTTGACTCGAAATCAAGAAACTGACCCTGAGAAGAGAGAAAAGGACTATTTTGGAAACTTTGAAAACTATACAATAGAGAAGAAACTGTTTGAAGATATTTTTAAAGATTTTAGAAGCGAAATCATTGATTCAAAGAAAAGCAATCACTTTATGACATTTACAAATAACTTTGATACAACTAGCGTCTCTGACTTTTGTGAAATATTAAATTCATTAGCAACTAGATGAATTAAACTGAGCTTTTCAAGTAATAAATAATAAGAAAATCATTTGAGATGTATAATCCATTAAAAACCTTTTCGCAATTCCTTACGGAAGCAGAAGAAGTAGCTGCTGACTTGTCAAGACCGCTTAAAGGATATACTGCAGATCAGATCGTTTCTAGAATCTCCGAGTTAATGGAACTTCTATCAGATGAAGTGCGATTTGGAGTTCCTTCTGACACATTAGGTCGAACAACAACATATCGCGATGCAAATGGAGCAATCCAAAAAATCAAAGACATGCAACACTATTACACTAGCAAAGGTGAAGACGTTTGTTTTTACTGCTGGTCAATTAGCTATGCAGGTAGCTGGAAAGCAACTACTAACCTAAAGAAAAAGATTTCACAAGCAGGAGGATTCGGTGAAGAAAAAATGAACATGAACTTGAAAAAGATCATCAACTACTTTACTGAAAACGCTGAAGATTCAGATAATGTGCGTAGCATTTCAATTAGTATGGATGCAATGAGTATCCGTAAAGCTATGAACAAAGAACCGGAACCAATTAAACAAGAACAACAGTTAGCCAGCGAAGAGCCTTCAGCAAAAACTGAAAAGCCTACCGATGAGCAAACCACATAACCACCTATGGCAGGGATCAATCACTTAAAAGAAGTATATGAAAAGAAGGGAGAAGAATTTTTAAAAAGTCTCCTAAACCACTATATCATCATCAATGAAAAAGTGGATGGAACCTTCTTTGGCATAAAGAAAAGCAAGGATGATACTTTTAGATACTTTAAAAAATCTGGAGAAATCAATTATGTAGATCGAGTATTGATGAAATATTACAATTCAGCGATTTCTCATTTTGAATCAATGTCTCTTGAAAAAAGACAGAGAATACCGGCGAATTTTTATTTCGGTTTTGAGTATTTTACAAACGGCGATTCGCTGAGCAGCAAATACGATTATCTTCCAAAAAATAGTTTAGTGCTATCATATATTCATCGCTTGGAAGATGAAGGAAAGGTAATATCAACTGTTCAAAATAAAGAACAACTTGATAAATGGGCAGACTATTTAGGAGTTGAGCGTTCACCGATTATATTCGAAGGTCACTTAACTGACGAGCAAAAATCGGCAATCCTTGAATTTGTGTATTCGTCAAACGAAGATCTTTTTAAGAAATTTAAGACCACCTCATTTACTAAGTACATCATCTCCATATTAGATGTAGAAAAGGATGCTTCATTCTTAAAGAAGAACTTAGATGGAAGTATTGAGACCATCGTGTTTAGATTTTATGATGAAACCGAAGAAAATCCAGAAGAAAAAGTTTTTCTTGCAAAATTAGTTGATCCTATTTTCCAACATACAAGTACGAATCAGTCTAATCAATCAGAAAATAAATCACGAGATTATATTTGGCTTATTGTGATCGATCTAATGAATCACTTTGAGATGTATAGTCTTGATGAACTGAGAAAAATTTCTGGAGATGGAAGTTTTGAAGAAAGATATGTTCAGCTAATCAATTCAATATTTAAAGATTTTGTCAAGGAATATGAGGGTAAATATGAAGGACTGATGTTAGAAGTGCCGGAATACCTAAAGCGCCCTGAATTTGAACTTGACGCTACCCTAATTAAGGATCCAGAAGTAGAAAGAATTATTAAATCAGGTTCAACATATTCAGAAATCTATAAGATACTGTTGAACTTCTTTCGTCGCACTAGAAAAAGATCGTCGTCTGGATTTTTTACTTCAGACCTATTAACTCAATTAAATATTATCGTGACCAAAATCAAAAACGTGATAATGGGAGATGAAATCTATGAAAGTTTATTTCCAAGTTTTAGCGAATTTATTGGTGCGGCAAATGAAGAACACCTATTAAACGAAAAAGAAGCAGCAGAACGAGTTAAAAACAAAGTGGAACCAATCGAAGTAAATCTTTTGATTGGAAATTTCCAACCCTTAAATATGGGACATATTATCGCTGCCCAAAAGCTAAAAGACAAAAATGGAAATAAATCTATCTTGATAGCAATTAAGACAGATAACAAGACTAAGTTTTCTCCTTTTTCTCTTAAACAAACTAAATTAATTCTTGAAAAAGTAGCTAGAGAATATCCTGAATTAATAGAAGGAATTAAAATCATTTCTTCAAACCACTTGGAAGAAGTAATCGACAGCTTAACACCAGAATATAAACCTACACTATGGGGAACATCTGAGAAAAGAAGCAAAGACTATCTTCTACAAATGGATTATATAAAGAAGAAGAACATTCCTCTTCGATTAGATGGAGAATTCAAATTAGTACAATTGCCAGTATTCGTCAAGTCTGACGATGTGCTTAATGCAATTAAGACTTCTAACTTTAGCGAATTTAAAAAACTAGTTCCTAATTCAATTGCATCTGACTTTTTTAATTTACAAAAGGAACTTGAAAATAAAGTCAATGAGAGTGCAACTAAGTCAGCCGATTTTAGACAACTCTTTGAAAAACAAATTATTGCCGAAATCGTCGACCCGAAGCTAAAAGAGCAAGATGCTAACGAAGGCGACGTCTAAAACTTATATTACAATTTTAATATAAGATTAGAAAAATTTTTATGCTGCATGAAGTTCACCGAACTGGAGAATGAGCACATAGAATTTATTGCAAACGTTTATTTTAATAAAGATCTTTCTTGGGATCAACGTATACGTAAGCTATCTGATAAATTCGACAAATCTGAGAGAACTATCTGTAACTGGATTGCAAAACTTGGATATACTACAAAACAACTTGAGGACTCACCTCAATTGATCACTGCAAAATCTAGGGAGCTTAATAGAAACAAAAAACGTTTTATTATTACTTGGGCGCAAAACGATACTCCCGTACACGAACAGTTTATCGCAAATATTGAAAAATATGCTGAATTTTTAGATGCAGATATTCATGTAATTGCCGGTAGATATAAAAATCCTACTTCAATATTCACAGACAGTGCATATGATACTTGGGCAGAGAGAATAGAAAAATACTTAGATGCAAATCGTCATAATGTACACAGATATCTCTCGATCATGTCTGATGTAAAGATTCAGCCAACTGCAGTCAATCCAATGACTGGCCTGCAGGGTATGAGTGGAGTTAACTCGTGTGTGTTTGGTTCACCGAAGGTTCAATTAGAGATGATTCCGGTGCTAGAAGGAAACAAGCCAAAGATGATGCTGACCACTGGTGCATGTACTATAAATAATTACACTGATTCTAAGGCTGGCAAAAAGGGAGAATTTCACCATACTTTAGGTTTTGTGATAGTTGAAATAAAGGACGAAGAAATATTTTTTGTTAGACACGTTACTGCAACCGATGATGGTAACTTTAGTGATCTCTTCTTTAGAGTAGAGTATGGAGACACCGAGAGTAAAATCACTCAATTAGATAGTATTGCGGCTATTATTTGGGGAGATATTCACTATGGAAAACACGACGCAAAGGTAGTCACTACAACTTTTGAGCTCATGAAAAAGCTCAAGCCAGAACACGTAATTTTACATGATGTATTTGATGGAACATCGATTAATCACCATGAAATAAAGGATCCATTCATTCAATATGAAAAGGAAATGAATGGCACAAATTCTTTAAAGAAAGAAATAGATGCACTATTAGATGGTCTTACTGAATTTGAAGAACATAACGTAGTTATAGTACGCAGTAATCACGACGATTTTATAGACAGGTGGTTGAAGGACACCGACTGGAGAAAAACAGTCACGCCAAAAAACTCTCTAGAGTATATGCAATTTGCAGCGGCTATCTTAAATAAGGAAGCACCAAATGGAATAATACCATATGTGATTACCAAAAAATATCCACATTTCAAAACGCTAGGCAGAAGCGATAGTTTTATAGTTAATGGATGGGAACTTGGTCAACATGGAGATATTGGTTCAGGCGGAAGTCGCGGATCTCTGTTACAATTTAGAAAATTAAACACTAAAATAGTGGTCGGCCACTATCATGCACCTGGAAGAAAAGATGGAGCACTGGCCGTAGGTACATCGACTCATCTTAGAATAGGATATAATATTGGCGCTAGCGGGTGGTTACAGTCTCATGTGATAATACATAATGATAGTAAGGCACAGCATATCCATTTCATCGATGGCGAGTACACTACCCTAAAATAATCACCCAAACGTGAAACACAAAGACAAAAGTTGGAAAAATGTTGAAAACTATAGAAAAGGAAAGGAACCTTTAGCAAATGCTGTTCTTCAACACCCTGACGAAGATCCAAAGACGTCAATTTATGATTTCATGAAAAAGAGCATTAACCGGAAGCTTTGGGTGATTCCATATAGCCAGTTTAAAAAAGGTGATAAATAACTAAAAGCTAAAAGAATGGGCTTTGGAACATATTTAACACACTTTTTAAAGAGTTCACCTCTATTTGAGGAGAAAGTAACTAGTGAAGTGAAAACAGAAGAGGTTAAGAACCTAATCGATAGTAAAGTAGGCGGAGAAATTAACGATTCTACTGCGATTGCCACCTCGTTTGAGGCGTTGTCACAGGCATTCGATAAGCTGCCACTTAGTTATGTGAGCACCGAGAAAAATATCGATCTTGAGAACATTTTTAAGTCACTAACAGATAAGAGCCGAATAGATTTTTTTGAAAAATACGCAAAAAAGGAAGAAAATGTGGCTATATCGACTATCAATCGTATTAATTCGATTGATATTGATCGTGACCCAATAAATTATCGAAAGCTCTATGCAACATACGTATTGGTTTCGGAAAGATTATTAAAGATCTATCATCTGGTAAACAATCAGATCCAGGCAGAGCCAGTAGTCAACGAAGCAATAACTCTCGACGATGAAACAAAGAAAAAAGTAAACAATATTCTTAATTCATCAAAAAAAGGAATCGATGGACTTACTCAAATACTTGAAATTGAAAAAAAGAGGATTGAATCAGTTCCAGAAAACAGTGTAGGTGATTCAGATCTAGACAGGATTAGAACTATTCTTGATGAATTGGGTTTACTTTCTCTTTTACGAGATTCAGTAAATGCAAAACAGAAAAAGATCGAAACCGACGAGCAGAAAAAAGGTGCAGTAGCCACCAATAAGAAAAAGAAGAGAATTTGTAATCGACTCATTGATTCTATTTCTCTTGCTCAGCTGCCAGCTCTTTCAAATGGAGAAATAGATGCAGAAGGAGAATATTACCGCTTTTTTAAAGCTCTAGAAAAACAAAATCCGGCTTGGATGGATCTTTCACTAGAAAGATACGTCTTTAAGAGTAAGAGTGAAGCTTTATCTTCATTTAACGCTAGTGCAAGAATAAAGGAAAGCGCAAAAGAAGAAGATCAATTGACTTATCTTGCAGCAGCTTATTCGTGGTGCTTAAGTTACATAAAGAGTGATAAAGACGGCTCGCTAAATGATAAAGAAGAGACCAACTTTGTCACTAAAATCGATAATGCCAAGACTGAGAAAGAAAAAGAAATTAAGAACTATTATCTTTCTAGAGATTTTAATCTAGGAAATTTTGGAGGTATTAAGTTAAAACCAGAAATAAGACTACCTCTATATGCTAGAGTAAAACTTCCAGTAACAGAAGCGGACCGAATCAAAGAAAGTCCGCTAAGAAATTTTCTATCTGGTTTAGGAACGATTATCAAAGGTTTATTTTCAATGATTCCAGATACAGGAAATGAAGCATTCGCGCAAAAAGCAAGAGCTCAAAACATTGCTGTTTTTAATGGCTTAAACTCAATAGTCAAAGCTGGAGTTACTCTAGTTGGAGGCAAACAAGCCGGCAGAGACTATGCAGAGAAGATCCCTAATGTCGGAGATAAAGGAAAATCGAAAGTTAAAGAAGATATGTTAGCCCCAGTTGGAATGGCTGGAGCGCCTCTAATGAATCCAGAAACTCCTGGCCAATTTATGCAAACTCCAGATTCAGCAACTGTTCCAAATAATATGGACATTTTGTCGTTGGCTGGTCCAGGAAAGAAGACCAAGAAAAAGAAGAAAAAGCAGGAAGAGACAAAATCTTCTACACGAGTATCTAGTTTTGCTGAGTTTATGCAAAGTAAGTGAGGGTAAACTATTACTCTCTCATTTTTTCAATAAATAACAAAAAGATTAACAAAAATGGCGAGTGATCCAACGATTTTAGGCTCGAATAATACTGTTGCAGAAAGTGTAACTACAGGAAGCAGTGTCCTAAATACTATACTTGGGAAAAATCAAACGTTTACTCACCTTTCATCTAGATACGAAAATAAAGAGGCAGCTGCGATAGGTGCTGGTGGTACAACCCAACCGGTTTTAGGTACAGACTCGCTATTTAATCCTTTTTACATTTTTAGATATGCTAAATATGGCAGCACGGATGGTAAACAATATTATCCTGAATATCATAGAAATTCAGCAGATGTAATTAGAATGTTACGTACTGACCGAACTGACATAATGTCAGTTGTAAAACCTGAATCAATTAGGGATTTACATAAAACCATTATTGAAAATCCATCAGCTGCAAAAATTATAGAATATGCAGTAAATGCAGGAGATCAAGACTCAGACGGAACTACATTAGGTCCTACTCCATATCAATGGAATGACTTTTTATGGTGCAAGTGGTATGGAAAAATGCCAAACAATCGATTGCTGACTTTACGTCGATATCCTATTCCAGTAGAAGATAACTTACAAATCAGTAAACAAAAGGCTCCATTAATTCCTATTGCACAAGCAGTTACCTGGTGGGGAGGAGAGACCCAAAATAGTCTAAATTCTATTCTAGGAATGGAATATGGTTTTAACTGGGATCCAATTAATTCAGACATGCAGAATGTTGCAGGTAATGAAGTCAAGGCTTCAGATTTATTAGATGCACTAGGTCTTACTCAAGCCGAAAATGCCACGTTTAGACAGGTGTTACAAGTGTTACTCGCTGGTGACTCCAGTAATTCATTTGCTGCGACTGGATACGATGAGAAATTACAACTATGGATACAGGATGCATATGGATCAAATGGCCAATATTGGAACAGAGTATTAGGTCCAGTAAACGTAATTACGGAAACTCAAAACAGAAAGAAAGGATTTAATTTTACTCATGATATTACTTTAAATTTTACTTATAAGCTTCGATCATTTAATAACATTAACCCAAAGATTGCAATGCTTGATCTTATTTCAAACTTTCTCTCTTTGACATATAATAATGCAGCCTTTTGGGGAGGAGGAATCCGATATTTCCAAAAGACAGGTTTTATCTTACCGGGTATGCCTACTGAAAAATTCGAAAATGCGGATTTCATTGGTGGAGCAAAAGATGTTATAAAATATCTAATGACGCAAGTTCAACAAAAAGGAGGAGATATTAGCGCAGCGATTGGTGAGCTTGCAAAAAATGCTCAAGCTGGAAATCTAAATAAAATATTTAGCAATGTCGAGGCGTCTACCTTTGCGCAAACAATAGTTGCGACTCGAGTTAAAAGCTTAATGCAAACGCCATTAACTATGAGAGCCTTATTAGATGGGCGTGCGGTAGGAGAATGGCACTTAACTGTCGGTAATCCAATGGACCCACTGGCAGTAATTGGAAATCTTTGTTTAAAAACAACTAAGATCAAATTCTCAGAAGCATTAGGATTGGATGATTTTCCAACTGAAGTAACATTTACAGTAACCCTTACTCACGGAAGAGACCGTGCAAAACAAGATATTGAATCAATGTTTAACTTAGGTGGAGGAGGAATGTATTTTAGCGCCCTTGCGCCACCTTCTAGCGCATATGGATCATTTGGAGAACATAATAGTATTACATCAGCAGAAGCATATGGTGCAAATAAAAAGGTTGACTCTAAAACTCCAAACGGAACAGTGTCTACTCAAGGAATTTCTGCTGATATTAGCACTCAAACGCCATTAGCACCAGCATCAATTAATCCAGCTGAAAATTTAGCAGCTTATTTTGAAAAATCTATAGAAAAAGCGTATGGTTCTAAATTCTCAAAATCTCCAATCCTAGTAGATTATTTCAAAGACTTAAAAACTAAAGATTAAGATGTTAATTAGCAAAATATTTAGAGTAAAATCTATTTTTACTCATTCCAATGGAGACAATATTGTAGACTTGATAAGCTCGACCTTTAATTTTGATAAGGGTGGAGTTGCATCTGAAGGATACTTATTAGTTCGAGAAGAAGAAGCGATGCGACCTGATTTAATTTCATATAGAATGTATTCAGATACTTCAAATTATGAAGTGCTGATGAAATACAATGGAATATCCAATCCTTTTTCAATATCCCCTGGAGAAATTTTACTTGCTCCTCCTTTTAGGAGTTTAGAAAAAATGATAGTTCCTCCTAAAAATATAATTGAAAAGGGAATAGTTAAAACAAATAGCAATGAAACTACTCTCTTAAATCCAAAGACAGATAAGGATAAAAAAAGACTTGAATCTTTGAAGGATAGATTAAAAGAGATAGTTCCGCCTAATATTAACACTAGTGGAAATAAGAATGTTAAGGTAAAGGACGGAAAGGTTATATTTGGAGAAGACGTTACTCAAGTAAACAAGGATAACTGTCCTATACCTATTTCAAGAGCTAGACTAATACAACAACTTACTAAAGCAAACCTATTCTAATGTCGTTTAATCAAATTATAAAAGGAACAGTATATCCAAAAGTTCCTTTAAAAACTTTATGGGAAGAAGACACATCAGTGGATGCAAAGAATAATGCTGTTCGAAAAGCACCATCATACCTGCCTGATTCTTCGCAAAAGACAGGTGCAGCACTACCCTTTATAAAGATAGGCGGTCAAATTGTTACAGATATTGATACGATGACGATTGATGAAACTAATTTTATTCCTACTATAGCATTAACGTTCATTGATAACTTAGGTGAATTTGCAGGAGATAGATTTCCAAAGACTAACTTGATAATGAACGTTTATCTAAAAACAGGTAACGATAAGTTTAAACCAATTCGTTGTGATTTTTTGATAACTAGTGTTAAATCAATGCCATCTACAAAAAAGAATGAACGTAGAGCATACAACATAGGAACAACATATACAATTAAGGGAGAGTTATATGTTCCAAACATCTATACTAATCTTTCAAAGAGTTATGCAAAAGTGACATCGAAAGATGCTTTAAAAAAGATATGTGATGAATTAGGATTAGGTTTTGCAGAAAATGAAAGCGCGCCAAATGATGCGATGACGTGGATAAACTATAATACGTCCAATATTCATTTTATTAAAACGGTATTAGAACATTCATATCAAAACGATGATACTTTTTTTATTGGATTTATCGATAAGTACTATTATCTAAATTATATTGAAGTAAATCACCAGCTAAAGGTCGAAGAGGCACAAAAAACATTTGTTAATCCTTCTAATTCAATGATGACTGAAATAAATCAAGAAGCAAAGGACTCGGCTGACTTTAAAAAATTCCAAGAGACAACGACGGTAAACTATCTTACTACTGAACTTGAATATAAAGGAAGAGCGAATTATATTACTAGCTTAAATCTAACATCTGAACATGGAGATATAGTAAAAAGACACGGTTATAAGAAAAATATTTACTATTATAACCATCTTAAGGGAGGAACAAAGAGTCCAAAGGAAAAGTTCACAGATTTTTACACTACCCCATTAAAGAGCCAAGACAGAGATCAAAATCAATTTTTAGTGCCGACTGAAGCTAGCTTAGAGGCGAATAGAATTAAAAAATGGATGAATATTGATTATGGAAATACTCATCCAGATTGGAATGCATCTAGGTTAATAAACTCGCAAAACATCAAAGAGCTTGAAAAGATCAAGCTAAAGGTAACCACAGATGGTATAAATTTCCAAGTAGTTAGAGGATTCACGGTTCCTGTATATGTATCAATTCAACAGGCTGAAAAAATTCTTAAGGCAGCTGAAAAAGGAGATGTTGAAAAAGACAAAAATGAAGATGACGCTGACACTCTAGCAAAACAAACTCCAGATAAACAGCTAACTGGCTATTATTATGTAAGTGGAGTAAAATATCACTACGATAAATTACATCAAAACGGTCTCTATACTGAACTCTTTCTTGCTAGAAGAGAGTGGCAACTCTCAAAAATAATCGACAAATAATGCACAATTTTATTGGCATAAACAATAAAACTGATAACTTTAGAAAAGGAGTTTACATCGATCCCTATGATGAACCTACTTTTTTAACGTTTTCAATTGATTTTAATTTTGAGGGAAGCTCTTCAACTCTCATGGCACAACATCTATGGGATTCTCCACTATTTGTAGAATCAGATGGAGGAATGTCAAACTATCTTTCAAGCCGAGGATATAGCGATAAAGCGCATAGCATAAAAGTATTTAAAGAAATATTACGATATCTTACCTTTGATGCGCCATGGTATTTTCAATCTGTTTCCGGATTGAATACTATGTGGAAACAGGCAACTGATGTTGATGGAGGCTGGAAATCAAAAGGACTTTCGTTAACCGTAGAAACGCTAGAAGCAGTCGACTTTAGGATCACTGAACTTGCAGATATTTATCGAAATGCAGTGTATGATAAAGTATACATGAGAGAAAGAGTACCGGATAACCTACGTTGGTTTTCAATGGACATCTATATTGCGGAAGCCAGAAATCTACGATTTAGACTTCCTGGAATAGGTCAAAATGTTGCAACAACATTTGGTATCAATACTGCAACACTAGGTAACATCTTAGGCGGAGGAAATCTCCTGTCTAATGTACTTGAGCAATACGGTTATGTAAAGTTTAAGTGTAGACAGTGCGAATTTGATTTTTCGGACTCTTTTGCTGGCGGATCAAAACTTGAAGTAACTACCAAAAATACTCCAGCAACTAACTCTTTTAAGATTAATATTGGTTATTTTGAAGAAGAGAGCAAGTATCCAGATGGAAGTAGATTATACGATGATTTTACCTCGTCAGACGTACATAATCCATGGAGCATTAGAAATATTGGAACTACGACTAAGAATATGGCATCTTTTCTTTCTGGCATGCCAGTCATTGGAGATGACATACAGAGAGCTGGACAAAAGGTACAAGAGTCTCTTGCAAAAATCGGTGGACTTATTAATCCTACCTTGGGTGCAGCAAGCGCATTTTTAGATCCTCCAGTAAAAAATTTAGGAAACGTTTATCGTCGTTAATGTATAATCTTAAGTATGGAAAACAATCATGACATAGATAGAAGAGAACAAGATCTAATCGATAAACAATTTTTAGGAATAGTCGAAGATCCCAACGATCCACGTAAAGAAGGGCGGGCAAAAATCAGAGTAATTAGCATATTCGATGATTTGCCAGTAGAGGATCTGCCGTGGGCATATCCCAAGCAGAAAAGCGCATTCTTTGGTAAATCTGGATTGGGAGGGTCGATGTCTGTTCCAAAAAAAGGGGCAGTCGTTGTAGTTCGATTCGATAATGGAAATCCATATTCTCCAGAATACTATTCTATTCATGAAGTAGCAGAAGATATTCGTCAAGAATTAGGAAAAGACGGAGAATATTTAGGTTCGCACGTTGTGCTTTTTGATGGCGATGAAGAGTTAAAGATTTGGTTCACGATCAGTAAAGGAATCACCATGCAGCTCAAAGGATCTAGAATAAACATAGGTCGAGATAAGTCGATTACTATTGAGCACGATCAGACGCAATCTATTATTGAACTTAGAGGAGGAAACATTTCCATCCATGCAAATTCTAGAATCGAACTAACATCGGGCAGCGAAATAGAAGCGGCATCTAATGATGTATGGATCAATGGTAACTTTGTAAAAGTAGGACATAATCCAGTGACTGGTCCTGCAGTGTTGGGAGATAATCTCTTTTTATTGTTATCTGCAATGGCATCGGCAATCGATGCAAAATTTCCTCCAACTCCTGGGGCGACAACTGCAATCGTAAATAGTTTTCAAGAAACAACCCTATCGAAGACAGTTAAAGTCTCTCATTGATATAAGTTATCGATGCTTTCATATCGCATCGTCTTATTCAAAATAGAATTTGGATTTACTGAAATCATAGTATGGCCCTTATCTTTTAAGGTTCTAAAGTTTTTATCGATTCTCTTGAACCTAGGAGAATACCAGGTTTCGCCAAAACTATTTTTACCGGAGTAATTAAGGTCTTTCCAAAAATGACTTGGTTCTTGCCATATGAGAGATACTCCAGCAATGTAAAAGACGCAGCGCTGACCACCGAAATACTTTCTAGAAAAAATTTCCATCGCGGTCGTGACAGAATCGGGAAATTTCATAAAGTCTGGTCGAGGCGATACGTTGACCCATGAGGGCACAGGATAATTAGCTTTCCTACGTAGACCACGCGTCATCCAATCGCTCGAAAAAATAGTGCTCTTTTCTTTTAACTGCTCTAGTTTTTCTGGTTCGAGCATAAGTTCGTCCAAAATAACATGGTCATTAAAGAAAAAATAATTGGGAATGTGCTTTAACCAAATACGATTTACACCTAACGTGACAACATTGGGCTGAAGTCTTATAAAGTCAATATTATTGATTTGTGGATCATTTCCCAATACAAGAACTTTAACTGGGCTCATTCAACCAATCTTTTGAATTAATATTCTTATCGTCAATAAAAAAATCGTAGACTGGTTTACCAAATTTTAATTTATGATAGCGAACACCCCAGGACTCAAGTTGTTTTTCGGTTAATGATCTAAAGTCGATGCCTGAAAGGGTCCCTCTGGCCGTCCAGAAAACGATATGATGACCTATATCATATAACTGATTAACGTTATCTATTGCTTTTTGGATCGGAACAGCCGACGAATAATTTAAGTGCTCAGTAAGAGTACAAATAGTATCGTCGATGTCAATGTAGTATGTCTTTGATTTCAATCCCATTGTCTTTTTTAAATTTTTCCCAGTTTTCTTCATTCATTAAGTTTGGAAAACGTGATCCGTCATTACATGATTCTTTGACGTACATTTTTCCAGGAATACTGCATCCACAAAAAACGCAATATCCAAATTTTACACAATCGTCTTTACAAATTTGAGAACGATAAAATACCTGTTCTCTTTCGTGTTGGGGCAGGAGGTGTAACTGATCGCCCAACATTTTTAAGTTACCCTCGATAAATTGAAAAACCTTTTTTGGTGTAATCTTCATTTTCCTCTAAGTGTTTTTAGTTTTCCTTGCTCAGAAGAATATATTTCTCTAGGTCCATAACCGCCTCTAGCGCTTTCAATATCTCTAATACTCTTTACTAATTTAATCAGGCCTTGAGGTTCAACTGATGCCATCTGATCGCTACCCCAAAAGGTCCGGTCTAACGTAATATGGCGTTCGATCCACTTTGCACCAAGCAAGGTAGCAGCGATAGTAGTGTTTAATCCAAACTCATGACCTGAATAGCCAACGTCAAATGACTTTTCAAAGTCTTTACCGTTGCTAATATGAGTCAAATACGTAAGATAGTCTAAATTTAACTCTGACGTTGGGGCTGGATAGGTAGAGTTAGTATGGAAAACGACATCCGGGGAACCGGCAATAATCGCGGCATCAATCATTGTTTGATCGCTCATGCCAGTAGAAATTAAAAAGTAGTCAGAATTTTCTCTTGCGTATTCAACTAGATCAAGATCAGTAATTAGAGCAGAAGGAACTTTAGTCATTACGCCATATTTTCCATCGGGTAGCTTCGCATAATTATTATTTCTCATAAAATCACAAGAAGGTTTGTCCCAAACTGATGCAAACCATGAGATTCCTTTTTCTCTGCAATAATCGTCGATTGCACTGTATTGTTCTTGACTAAGCTCAATATCTAGTTTATATTGAAAATACGTAGTTTCTTCTTTTCTCCAAGGAACTCTTTTTGGAGTTTCTCGAACCGTACTAGGAACACAACTCTCTGGATCTCTTTTTTGAAACTTTACATAGTCTACGCCAGCGACAACGGCAATATCTATTAGTTTCTTGACATTATCGAGAAACGTTGATCGATCTGGACCATATGCATAGTTTAGTCCAATCTCAGCACAAATTATTGTTTTGTCCATGTAGTGTAAGGTATATTGAAAATGTTTTCTGAGCTCACCAAACGAGTAGAAGCCATTCCCGGAAAGATGATTTTGCCAAAACTAAAGTTCAATGTTTTTTCGTTTACTGCTTTTATACTATTTACTAACTCATTTGTTCTATTTCTATTGAATATTGCACGAGTAGTTGAGCCATACTTTAAGAGTAAGTCTTTTCTGACTGTTTCCATGTGATGCATGATAATTTGAGTATGAGGAAATTCATGGTTTCCAGCAAGACCGTTTCTTATACCTCGAGTATGATCGCACTTTACAAAAAATGAAGCTCCCATTCGGGTTCCATGATCGATTTTACAAATAAATGGTACTCGCATAGAATCAAATCCTCTATGTAAAGTCGGTAGGTTAACATAATTGATAAAACGAACCGCTGTTGCAGTATAACCCTTTTGTTTTATCTCATTTTTTGCCTGAATAAACTTATCAGGTTCGTAAAATTCATCGACGTCCATACAAAGAAAATGGGTGCATCTATTAGTTAAACAATTAGCGAGCCCACGCTCTCTTTTACTTCTTTCGTATTCTTTTGCTTTAACGATAGAGCTACTAGCCTTATCCTTTAATGGAATAAACTTTTCAAAACAGGTAAGCTCATCAATTAACCCTTTATTTTTAAGAGAAGTTAGTATACTTAGACTGTACGTAGGCAATTCTGCGTCAAACCAAGATCTTTTTTGATAAATGACGTTTATGTACTCAACATGAGGTCTAATTTGAGCGATAGATGATTCTAATAGCTCTATTCCATCAAATACAATATATGAGACTCCTAATTTCATTAGTTTTGAGTAAATGGTAAATAGAAATTTTGTTTCTTTTTCATCTCTTCGTGTTTTTTAGTGAAAGAGTTGACATATTCTTTTCTGATAATTCCGCCGATTGGAACCCTTCGTGTTAAGTTATCATTATGTAAATATGAATGTATTAAAATTTCATTTAATTGGTGTATTGAGTTAGGTTGAGAAAGAAGTAGTCTTCTTTTATATTCAGTATCACAACCTACTCGTGCAATATCCTATTAAATCAATTACTTTTCTTGAAAACAATAGGACAGATTCATTAGTTTTAGTATTAGAGCTAACTATTTTTTTTGAAATAAAATCAACTCTATTGAATCCGCAACCTACTGCTAATGTATTTTGAGTAAATGATGAAAGCTGTTTAATAAACCTACTTGATAAAGAAATATCGTCTGCTCCATGTATTAGATAGTGTGTCCAAGTCGGATCGGGCTCTGCGTGTTTTAAGGCACGATTTATGGAGTAATATGTTCCCATGTTCTTGTCATTGGAGAGAAGTTCTACGTCCTTAAACTTCGATACTACGGTCTTACTAGAATCGGTCGACTTGTCGTTTACTACTATCAACCTAACTTCCACTCCCTGTGAAAGTATAGAAGTCAGGCATTCGTTTATGAACCTAGACGCATTGTACAGTGGGACTATTACTAATGCTTTCATTTTATTGTTTTGTTATTTTTAAATATCGTAAACTCAGTAAGATCCCGATAGCCATTTACCTCATGTAAATCACTATTATGATCTGGATAGTTTTGCATTAGAGCTAATCCTTGAGCAGCTTCTTGAGGAGTCATATACAT